TGATGGCAGCGAAGGCAGGTGCCACATACATCTCACCTTTCGTGGGTCGTATGAATGATAATTCTCTCAGTGGTGTTGAACTTGTTCGTGCTATCTCTGGTCTGTACTGTGCTCATGGTGTTCGCACCAAGATCCTTGCTGCCAGTTTGAGAGATGTCCACCATGTCTCGCGTTGCTTCCTCTATGGTGCTAGTGTATGTACATTGCCACCTGCTGTGTTTGACAAAATGTACAACCATGTGCTGACTGATTCTGGTCTGGCAATTTTTGAAAAAGATTTCAAGGAGATCAATGGTTGAAGTTCCGTTTGCTGAATTTGAAAAAGACTTCGATGCTTACATGGATCGCATCGAAGCAGGCGAAACATTTATAGTTCGTAAACCAGATGGAACTGCTGTTATGGCAGTCCCTGCTGACGAATATCAAGAACTAGCAGATCAAGTTACTGAATCTGACTGGGAAAATATGATGACAACACACGATGATGCTAGTTAAAAAGTTAATTGCTAAGTATGTCTCTCTAATCCGAAAGATTCCAGAGAGACATTATTGGCCTATCTTCCTGTTCCTGTCTCTATACTTCATCGTTCCGATGAGTGAGATCACAGTTACACTATCAGCAATTCTCTACTTCAAGTTTGAAAAGAAGATTGCTCCTGTGGTAGGTAGACTCACCAAGAGATTACCTAACTGGTTGAAGTTTAGTGGTAGTGTTATCTTCTTCCTTGTGATGATTGATGATACCTTGTTCTACTTTGCCTTGATTGCTCTAGCATTCTGGAGCAGCAAGCAGGTCAGAAAGAAAACTGTCACACCCCCTTTACATGACGATGAGGAGGTGCTACAATATGGACACAACAAGGAACCTGATGAAACCGACAGTCATTCTTGAGAGATCTCCCTACCGCTATGTTCAGTGCGGTCTTCTAGAGATCAATGGTAGACCTGACTACCGCATTCAAAAGTTCAATGACTGGACCAAGCGTTATACAGACATGTATTTCCTTGACAATCAAATGCAACTTGACACATGCCTTGAGGATTTTGAGTATACCAAGTGGTTAGACCCTGATCCAGATGTATGTGCCTATCGTAAATTCAATTCTGTACGTAATCCCTATGTCTAATTCTCGCAACGATCTAGATTTTATTCGTGACATGCTCATCATGGCTCTCAGTGAGAAGCGTGATGATATCGTAGGTGACTTGTTCAAAATGTATGAGCAAGTTCAAAACCGACCTACCATTCCTACTGGTAATATTAATATTGATTCTTTTACTAAACCTGATGGAACTGAGTATAACTTTACTTTGAGTTCTGAATTTCTTTCTGAAATGGGAGACGTTACTATTGGCAATTTTAATCCCAGTAGTGCAGCTCTCAATAATGATGTAATTTCATTCGGATGAAAATAGTTATTGTTGGTGGTGGTACGATAGGGTGGTTAGCGTCATACTATCTCTCGCAAGGACATTCAGTTGTCAATATATCTACTGATGATATTCCCATCATTGGTGTAGGTGAAGGTACTACTGGCAAGTTTCTTGACATTCTCAAGGGCACCAACATAACTGAACTATTACTTAACCTTGATGCCTTGCCTAAACTTGGTATTAAATTCTCTGGGTGGAATAATTCTAATACAGATTTCTTTTCACCCCTTGATGGTACTAGAACTGCTGGTTATTATATTGATTACTCTACGTATGCTTGCTATATTGGCGACCATCCGTTGGGTACAGTAAGTAATCTATCTGTTCTTAGTACATTAGGTGCTAGTAATTACTATCATGATGACGATCAACTTAAAGTAGACTATGCTTCGCATGGTTTTCATTTGGATGCATATAAAACATCTGATTACTTTAAGAAAGAAAGCATCTTACGTAAAGTTAGACACTATAACAATAAAGTAGTCAAAGTAAATCGAGATAACAATATAGTAACATCCCTAGACCTTGACGATGGCAGATCTGTTAGCGCAGATCTATTCATTGACTGCTCAGGATTTGCTAAAGTCTTGAGCAATGACATGGGATGGGTAGACTACAGTAAGTATCTACCTGTCAACCGTGCATTGATTTATGATGGGGGTGATAGTGTTAAACAATCCTATACCTTAGCAACAGCAAGAAAGTATGGATGGACATGGGAAATTCCTACTAGAAATAAAATTGGTAGAGGATATGTGTACTGTGATAAGTATGCATCTGAAGATGATGTCCTAAAAGAACTAGGAGATGTAGATAAGATTAGATCAATATCATTTGATTCTGGTCGTATTGATAAATTTATCCAAGGTAATGTAATTAGCATTGGATTATCTTCTGGTTTCTTAGAACCATTACAGGCTACTAGTATTCATTGTGCTATAATGCAAATGGAACTAGCATACTATTCGTTCCCAGACAAAGAGTTCCTTAATAATGAACTGTCTATTGCACGATACAACCAATTGTGTGCTAGACTGTATGACGATATGAGAGACTTTGTTTCGTTGCACTACTCAGGTGGTAAAACTGATTCAGAATTCTGGAAGAACACTGTTCTCCCACATCGAACTAATAACTTAATTAATCTTGCTAAGACCAGACTGCTTAGATCATTTGATTTTGAGCATACTTCTGGTACTGTAAAGCAGGAGTCATGGAATCCTATTCTTGCTGGGTTGGGACACTTCAACAAGTGTTCTATACCTACGGTATTTGATTCAGATGGTGCTAATATACAGTGGTGGATCAATGACAATGAAAGTTTCGTTGCAAACCTAGAGTCTGAGATGAATGTTAAGAAGTACTTGACAACCGATCATCTCGATGCTATACTGGCATCAGTCCCGAAATGACTTTAAACTTGCTCTGGTGGTGCCAAACCCTCCCTTCCGTGTGGTTGATTCTTGTTTACAACTAAAACAAACAAGTGGCGAGCATGACAGCCCACAAACTGTCACAAGGGTAAGTATAATTACTCTGCTTTGTGTATAAATAAATGTTACAACTGGCACTGTGCCAGTTATACAACGGAGACATGTCGAGTCTCCTATCATCTGTGGGTTTAACTCCACAAGCAAACAAACTTTTAAACAAAATGATCAAATCTGTATTCGCAGCAACCGCTGCCCTGTCCGTATCTGCTGGTGCCGCTTTCGCTGGTCCCTACGTTAACGTCGAAGCAAACTCAGGATTCACTGGATCCGATTACAATGGTACAAATACCGACCTTCACGTGGGTTACGAAGGTGCTCTTGGTGAAGATGCTTCCTACTACGTCCAAGCAGGCGCTACAGTCCTGTCTCCTGACCAAGGTGAAGGCGAAACCGTCCCTTCTGGTAAAGCAGGCGTAGGCGTCTCCCTGACCGATGCTCTGGGCGCATACGGCGAAATCAGTTTCGTTGGTAGCGGCGACAGCAATGTCGATCGCGGTTATGGAACTAAGTTGGGTCTTAAGTACTCCTTCTGATTTCGATAAGATGATCTAATAAGGGAGGGGTCTTGACACCCCTCCTTTTTTACTATATAATATGTAAAGATTTATTAAGGAATAATGACTACAGTAACTGAAGACGGTGGACGTACAAACATGTACGCTACAGAACCACAAATGTACACTGATCCTTCTTACACAGAAAGATACGGTCTTGAAACCCACGCAGAACGTGCAGAAAAAGCAAATGGACGCTATGCTATGTTGGGTATCATCGCAGGATTCATTTCGTATGCTGTGACTGGTAACTTTTTCTTTGGTATTATTTAAATGACAACCTATAGTATTCTACTTAAAACTTCTGAAGGTGAACACACAATTCAGTGTGAAAGCGATCAATATATTCTAGATGCTGCTGAAGAAGCAGGCGTTGATATGAATTATTCATGTCGTGCAGGTGCATGTTCTACATGTGCAGGCAAAATTGAAAGCGGGACAGTTGATCAAAGTGATCAGTCGTTCCTTGATGATGATCAAATGGAATCTGGATTTGTTCTTACTTGTGTAGCATATCCAACTAGTGATTGCGTTGTTGTAGCAGAACAAGAAGATGCTTTATACTGAAGACGCCCTCATCGATGCTGTTGCTAAACTTGGGTGGGATGTTCGACACGATAACCTCGTAGTTGAGATCGCAGGTACTCAAGTTTCTGGCATTGATGTTGGTGAAATATATAATAAGAAGTGGCAATCACCTATTGGCACTAGAAAATATAATAAAGAAGCATTTATTGTAATTAAAAATCTTTCTCGCGATCCATTTGAGTCTTCTCAACCTATGGATAGAGAACATCAACCGCATCATTTAAAAGATGACAAATCCTAACGCTCTCTATGAAGACATGGAGAAACTAAACGCCCTTTACGAAGAACTTTGCTGGGGGCACGATGATGAACTGATGTTCACTCACGAAAACGGCAGAGTTATTATTTACAACAAAACACAGGAGCAAGTAAAATGAAATTCGGATTCACACCTGAGGCAGAGATCCTCAACTCACGTCTAGCAATGCTTGGTTTCATCATTGCTGTCGGAACTTATGCTACAACTGGACAGATTATTCCAGGTATTTGGTGATGGAGTATTTGTTAGTTGCATTCATACTAGCAGGTAGTTTCGCTGGCGCTGCTCTATTCACCCAATCGGGAAAAGAATAAATAGATTTATATCGTCGTCGCATAAAAAGACCCCCCTGGCAAAAACCAGATGGGGTCTTTTTTTTGTCTTAAATTATGCCTGTGCTTCTGTCCAGGAAATTCTGAAGTCAATTGCACGACGGTTTGAACCACGACCACCACCAATGTTGGTGACTTGAATTCCTAGTACCTCAGGACCATCAGGGAATACACCTGTTGGGTTAGGTGGAGTAGTAGCAGTAAGACTAGAACCACCACCACCTAGAATAGAGTTAGAAATTTCTTTGACTCGTCCTAGATCATAATCAGACACTCCATTATCAGCATAGAATCCATAGATAACTTCACCACCAACAAGTTCGTTGTTAACAATACCCAAACCTTGTGTAAGGTCAGCGTATTGTGCTAATGATGTACCACCAACACCTTCCCAGGCAACGGTGTTAGTAATGTTTGGATTAAGAACTAGTTCCACAAAGAAAGGACCATTAGCAGACACCTCAGCGGTTCTTAGAACCAACTGCATTCTGTTAACCAACTCTCTTTCACCAAACTGTCCAGGGATACCATTATCAACTGAAGGTGCTGTACGAATAGCAAGTAGTGCCTTAGTCTGTCCAGAGTTAATCTCACGACCAGTTCTAGTACCAACTGTATAGACATATGCTCGGTCATCGTCATATAGACCTTCCATAATGACTGATGAACCCCAGTGACTAATCTGTGGTACTGATGTTGCACCTAGAAGTTCGAGACCAGTTGGTTGTGTACTACTATAAGTAAACGTTTGTGCTGAAGCAGAACCTAAAGGTGAGAATATAACACCAGTAGGATTAGTTACTGTTACTGCTTTGCTCAGTTGAATAACTGTGCCGCTAATGTCATGTACAAATGTATCAGCAGGAATACCAGTAGCAATTACTCTCTGTCCTTTCTGGATACCAGAAGCATTACTTACAGCACCCTGTGACTCACCACTATTAATTGTAATGGTTACACTGGTAGCACCTGCTTGTTCTCTAGTAACACCAGTAAAGATACCTGAAGTAGCTGTTGCTAGTGGTGATAGTTCTGAACCAGTTTGACTTGTAAGTGTCTTAGCAACAGCAGAAGGTCCACTATTCTCGGAGATAGTAAAACCACCAGTCGTAGTAGATACAACATAGTAAACTTTATTTGCTGCAATGTTTGCAAACGGTGTGTCAAATTTAACTGTTTGAACACCACCACCACTTAGACCAACAGTACTAGAGACTGAAATCTGATTGTTACCTGAAGTAGTTGCAGTAACATTTTGAATGTATGATGTTCTACCTGTGTAATTAACATATTCCTGAATTCCAGTAGTAGCACCAGTAGTTTTTCTTACACGTAGTGTTCCAGAATTAGGGAAGTGAGTAGGAGCATCAGCAATATAGATGCTAGTGTCACCAGTAGCAATTGATTTAGTAGATGTCGTGCTTGGAGGAACAGTACTTACTTCATAACGAGCAGGTAGGTTACCTGATCTCATGTATGCCTCAGTGTTAGCATTGTTGTTAGGAATTTTGTGTGCATAGATTACATTACCATTCTCTGCTCGGAATCCCCAACGAATAAATCCAGCACCATACCAAGAATAATCCATGTAGAACATCTGCATCTTAGTTACGTCAATTGAGTAACCAGTTTTACCAGAACCATCACAACGGTCAATGTTCCAATCAGATTGATTCCATTCAGTCTCTACAGTTTTAGTGATGGGAACATTAGTTGCTGATGGACCACGATAATCAGGGAAGATTACCATTTGGGTATCAGAAATAATACCATCAACACGGTATGAAGTACCACGAATAACAACATAGTCACCAGGTTCTAGTTGCTTGGAAAACTTAGTTCCTTGCAGGTTAGCACCAGTGTAACTAGAAATTAATGTGTTTCCATTAGTAACTGTAATTTTACCTGACAACTGATAAGTAGAAGTTCTGCGAACAACACTCAAGTTTCCACTTGCATATCTAAAAAACAAACCATTTTGTTGGTCTTGCATACCAATTTCAAGTCTAGTACCAAACCCACCGACAGGAGTTACGGTATACTCACCAGTTGCAGCTGCCTCTGTTGGTGCTGAACTAGTTTCGTATTTAAATGTGTATGGATCAACAACATTAGTAACTTGGTACTGTCCATTGTAGTTATTATCACCACAATTTCTTACATCAACGATTGTATCTCTAGTAACATTATGTGCAACAGCACTAACAACAGTTACAGTTGTTCCTGATGCTGTAATGCTATCAATGTTTTCAATAGCAGGTTCTAGAATAGAACCCGTGGAGAATGCTACACCTTTACCAGATTGATAACGGAAGTAACGTTTGGTCTGTCTGATTGCCTGTTGGTTCTTAGAGAAAGAATTAGTTGAAAATTTAACACCACCATCAAATGCTCTGTGGACAGAAGATCCTTGTGGTCTAGGATATAGTTTAATAGTACCTGAACTTACGCCACCTGTGGGAGCAGAAGTTGGGAAGTAGAAGAATGTATTTGGATCTTGTACTCTAGCAACAACCCATGATCCATTTACATTAGTTCCTGAAGATCCAGCAACAGCAATTTCATTACCAACTTCAAATCCATGTGCTTGCGATGTATTTACCTGAACAGAACCAGACATATCACCACCAGCAGCTGCTAGAGTAATTGTTCCACCTACAGATGATGCTGTGTAGTGGATGCCGATATAAATTGCAGTTCTTGCGGAGTCAAAGATGTTTGTTTGACCAGCAGTCCATTCATATGTACCTGTATACTTGAAACTTGTGGAGTCAGAACTATCAACAATAAAGACACCATCAGCACCTGGAAAGGAAGTATCTTGTACGTAGATAGCACTACCTGCAGCAGGTGGAGATGAGCATGATACTTCCATCTCTCTCAAGTTATTACTATTAGCACCAGCCTGAATCTCTGTGATAGCAATATTTGTAGTAGACTTATATGCAAATGGGTTGTTGTTGATCATTGTCAACGATTCCCACTTGGTACTCTGTGTACCATATTCAAAGTCAGTATCAATTTGTGATTGAGGGGTAGACACCCTCATTTTATTTACTGCATCATGATATGATTCAGCAGGTTCAATTTTTTCTTCAAAGTCATCTACGATAATCTGCAACTTGTCTGTGTCAGACATCGTTGTAGTGTCATACGCTAGGGTTACCCTAGTCGTAGTAACATTTCTGATATCAGTCGCGATGGTGTATGCGGTAGCAGTTAGTTCTGGATCGGAAAAGTTATAGATAACTTTGTTATCAGTAACGTTTGTGATAAGAATCAACTGTTCTCTTTGGACACCACCAGGAATTACTATCTGTCGTTCTGAAGCATCAAAAAGATAATAATTACTAAGGATAGTTTTTCTTGCCATTACAGACTGCCGTAGATATTCTTTGCTTTATCTATTTATCAGACACCGTACTTACCACGGGTGGCGTTGAAGTTCTGGGATATCTCTGTGGCACTTAGAGATGTTTGATAGATACGAACTTCACCGATGCTGCCATCCCAATAATAGTTATCTTTAGAGTTACCAATATCAAAACTAACATTTGGATTAGTCATAGCAGTTGTATAAGAAGCAGTATTTTCCAACACACCATTTCTATACAGTTTCACATTACTACCATCATATGTTCCAACCCAATGTGTGAATCCAAAACTAGTCGTGGAAGATTGAGTTTCGGTTACTCCACCACCATTCCATTCATTTACCCACCAAGAAACAACTCCACTCTGCTGATAGAATCCAAAACCATCATTCCAAGCTGTATTGGTAGTTTTCATTAGTGGAGCCTTATAACCAGAATCAGGATAGTCTGATGTTCCCCACCATTCAACAGTTATATTTGTAAAATTGGCAATGGTAGAATTTGTACTTATCGTATCATCCGTTCCATCAAACTCCCAGTATCCAGCACTATTGAATGTAGCTCCATCAACTATACCAATGTAAGAACTACTTGAGAGGTTATTTACTTTGCCTGGACATGATGGTCTGCTCACGCCAGGTATTGCAGCAGTTCCATATGTTGGGACGTATGTATTAACAGAAGATTTTAGCTCTACTTGTGGTCCCCAAACATACAGATCAGCGGAAGAAGCAAATGGATAGTATCTATGAAACTTACCAGCTGGCGCTCCAAATTCACTAGTAGCAACTCCAGATAAAGTAAACCTCTGCCAGTCACCAGTAGCAGTATGTGTAACAGACACAACTTCTCCGCCAGTGCTTTGGAGATAGACAAACTGCTGAAAAGATTGTGATGATCCATCAACTGTCTTGACCCAAGCAGATATAGTAAAATCGCCGTCATTAACGATAGATTGATAAATGCTAGCACTAGCTCCAGTTATTAGCGTAGCAGTCTTAGATCCATCAGGAGCTATTGCTGCATTTCGTGTAATTGTGGGGGTAGTAGCACCCAACCAACTCCAATCAGTCAATACTCCATTTGCAGTTCCATCACTAAAATTTGTTAGATTAAAACTAGAAGTATATCGATTCTCACCAACGTTGACAGTCGCTCCAGAATCATAAGTTGCTCTGTTTCCAAAGTCATAGTTCAGAAGTAGGTCAGTATTAATTTCAATAGCATCAGAAGTAATCCTAGGCGCTGTATTAGGTGCTTCGTAGATGTACTTAGTTTTGGTAGCGTTGTAGTTCTGGTAGACTTGTGCTGGTGTTAGTGCTTTTGGATAGATACGAACTGCACCAATCTTACCATCAAAATGTCTGTTAGCCAGAGCAAATCCTCTGCCAAGTTTAACGTTCTTGAATTCACCGATCCATCCAGCAGTACCAGCAGTGGATTGATATGATTGGTTGACATATTCTCCATTGATGTATGCCTTACCTCCTGTTGGTTCTGTTCCATCGAATGTTATGGCAGCATGATACCAAACACCTGTCGATCCACTTCCACTAGGTAGAGCAAAGTAAGGATCATTTGCTGAAATCTTAGAACCAAATGCCCAGAAGAATGAACCAGCAGCATTGATTTCTAATCGTGGTCCGATGTTACCTGAGTCAACTTCACCACCAGTATCTGGTGTACCAAAGTTACAATCAATAGGGTTCTGCCAGTTGCTATGTGAATCAGACTTGAACCATATCTCTACAGTAAACTGAGACATATCAACACCGAGATCACCTATCTCTATGGTGTCATCTGTTCCATCAAACTCCCAGTATCCATCAGCGTTGTGGGTGGCACCAAGTATAGCACCACTACTATCTTTACCTGATTGATCACCCCATAGTAAGGTAATTGGTGCTTCTTTCACTGAAATATCATCCATCAAATAAGCACCACTACCAAAAGATGTAATTGCAATAGTAGAAGTTGAAGATGCTGCCTTAAAATATGCTTCCTCATCGAAAGCTACGCTTCCAGTATTGGCTGTAGTCATCGTCGTTAATGTTGTTCCTGACAAACCACTTCCATCAAATATTGTAAAAGTAGGAGACCCTGCTTGTTGTAAAGTTATATAATATGTTTTTCCAGGTTCTGTTACAAAAGATTGATAGAATTTAGGATCACCAGAACCACCAAGGTTTTGAAGACTTACAGATCTGCTGCCAGTATACCCTGAAGAATAGAAAGCGAGAACGTTTCCTCCATTCTGATCAAGAGTCCACCCATCAATATTATCATTTTCAAAACCTCCATTTGTAATCAACTCTGGTCCTAGCACATCTTTTTGAACTGAAATATTATCAAGTACGTAAGCTGCTCCAGAAGGAATATCAAAAACTGCAAAAGTAGAAGTTGTTGATGTTGCTACAAAAGTTCCTGTTTCACCAGTTTCATAATTACCTGAATTGGTTGTAGTGATCGTCTGTAATGTTGTTCCCGAAACACCACTTCCATCAAATATTTTAATAACAGGACCACCAATTTGGTCGAGGCTTACCTTATATCTTTTTCCAATTTCTGTCGTAAAAGATTGAATGAAACTATCAGCAGCTGCATAGTTCACAATAATTAAAGAGTTAGTTCCATTGTAACTATTATTATAACTGTATCGTAGATCAGCAGTAAGTGTAGCAGGAGACCAACCAGTAACATTACTACTATTAAAATCTCCATTAGTAATCAACTCTACTGGCATAGTCTCAGGAATGCCAGCATCACCCAACAGGTTCAGTTCTTGGAAGTCGGCAACTCTAATAGCAGGACTACCACTATATTGCATGACACCAGCATCAAATGCATTAATTTTTTTCTTACTTACTTGAGTTGAATAGTCATCAAAGATAATATGATTAGCACTGAAAGGAGTCTTACGTAAGTCACTACTATCAAATCTTACTGAACCATCATCTAATGTAGCAATTTCATCTGTAATATTTAAAACTTTATAGTTATCAATGCTGCCACTACCATCAGGATAATCAAATTCTCCAAGACCATTACCTGATGTACTTACTTTACCAAAGACATATCCATAAGGTGTATTATTAAGAGTAACATATTCCTCATCAATAAATGAAATATAATAGAATGATGAATCAGCATCTAGTACTGGGTTGTCAATGAAGGAAGATGAATCACTGATTAGTGATCTTCTCCAAAGTAAATCTCCATTCTTGGAATACTTACTTAGAGCTATGCCTTCATCAGTTAATGAGGACCATTCACTTACTGTAGTAACCTGCTCTGTTTGATCATCTGCAGAAACACGACGGTGGTTCATGTGTGTTCCACTGCCGTTGGTTGTTTGTTTCTGCCAGATTAGATTTCCTTCTGCAGTAAACTTTCCAATCCATCCCAGGCGATCACTATTACGCTTCCCACCCGATGTCACTTGCAAGTTACCACTGATAAAAAGTTGATCTTTATCATCAACGTGTATGTCAGTAAGTCTGGTTTTATAAGTCCAACTACTTTCTTCTTTATCTGCTTGTAGAGATTTGTCCCATACATAATCACCATTTGATGTAATCTTGACCATGTAACCTTTAGTTTGATCGAGGTCTTCGATGTTTCCAACAGCAACTACTTGACCTTTACTGTTTGTAGATATAGAAAACAGTTTTACTCTATTGCTACTTCCTCCGACTGTAGAAATTTTCTTACCCCATACAGGGTTACCATTTAAATCGTATTTTTCTACAACAGTTTCACCTGTGACTGTACTTGATCCACATGCATAGTATCCAGTGGCATCAGATGTAACGCTGGTATAATCTATGCTGCCTGTAAACGTAGATGATTGCCAATCTAAAACACCTGTTGTATAATTATACTTAGCAATCCATGGACTAGTACCATCTACATGACCGCAGACAATAAGATCTCCATTGCTATCTACATGCATATCTCGCAGTTCTACAAATCCAGTACTAGGATTAGAGTTAGTAGATAAAATTCTAGTTTCATAGTCTAGAGTTGTTGTTGGGTTTGCTGGATCTGTTTCTTGATCATAGTTTCTTTTGTCAAAGAAACCATACCCAACCAAATTTAAATTTCTACCTGATCCAGAAATAATATACTTATCATCATCGTAAAAATATCTAATTTGCTCAGCGGAGATGTAACCATCACCTACACTATTTTCTTTGTCAATATATTTAAAAAAGTTCTGAGCTACCTGTTGTCCTGAGGAACCTAAAAGAAATAGGTTCCTTGCTGCGCTGTTATATGATACTGGCATTAGATAATATCCTTAGCTGAAGTCTGTATTTCCTTGTCCGAATACTTTGGTTACACCAGAGTTATCCTTAACGATAATAAAGGTTAGAATGTCAGTATTAGATGTGGCAGCTGGTGGAGAACCACCAGACCATTGAACCCCAGTGTTAATGTCTACTCCATCAACACTACAGTCATCACCATATGTAGCAGCAGTATTACCTGCAAGAATCAGTGACAGTGTAAGTGATTCACCATTAGAAAGACTTGCACTAGTGAATGCCCACTTGTTAATAGCACTGGAAGCAGGTGTACCAAGAATGGTGTTAGCACCAGCAGTATTAATAGTGAGTGTATTAGAAGATGGTGTGAGACTAGTAGTGTAATTAAAGAATACTTTTTCTTTTACTCTACCGCCTAGACTAATAGCACCATCAACAGTAAGAGCAGTAAGTGTACCAACAGATGTCAATGAAGAATTAATGACAGATGTACCAAGATCTGTATTACTGAGCAACAGTTGGTTAGCAATAGAGATCTGCTTACCTGCTTGTAGTTCTAAACTTTCTGAGAAAGTCCAGTACTTGATAGTTCTGCTGCCATCATAGATCATTGTCTTATCGGTGGTTCCTTTCAGGATTAAACCACCACCTGTTGCTGCAACATCAGAAGGACCAGTAGCAACAATAGATGCTGTACCGTTACCAGTTACTGTGTTAGAAAGAACTGCACTGTTACCAGTAATACTTACGATAGTACAACCAGTTCCTAGATCAATACCATCAGTAATAGATGTAACACCCATTCCAGGAATCAATCCAGCAGTAGGTAAGATGTTTGTGATTGTTGTGGAACTGGTTGTAGTTGTAGCAGTGAAAGTTACTGTCGCAACAGCAGCAAGTTCAATTGCCTTGTCATCAACTGAAATGACGTTTGAATTAATTGTGGTGGTAGTACCGTTTACAACCAGTGATCCATTTAGAATTGTATCTCCATCAACAGTTAATGCATTTGGAATAGTAACATCAAAACTAGCGTTACCTCTAATCCATGCTTCCGTAGAAGAACCAATAACTAATTGGTTATCACCTGTGATATTGGGTGGTGCATATGTAACATTGGTTGCATTCTCATCAGGAGAAGAACCAATGAGTACGTTACCAGAACCAAGGCAGTTGAAACCTGCATAGTGTCCAATACAAACGTTATCATTACCTACAGTGTTATTCTGTAGCGAATTCATACCTGCTGCAACGTTCTTTACCCCGTCTTCATTGAGGGTCATTGATCCAGAACCAATAGCAACGTTTTTCTCACCGTCACTATTAATCTTCAGTGCTTGATAACCAAAAGCAGTATTGCTATCAGAATTGTTAACAAACAATGCTTCATAACCAATTGCGGTACAGTTACTACCAGCATTATTTGCTTGCAGTGCTTTGTTACCCATTGCAGTATTGGTTGCAACACTACCACCACCACGACCAACAATCATTGGTGCTGCAGAACCACCACGAATAGAGATGTCAGAATTTGCTGAGTTTAGAATACCATTAATGGTAATTGTGTCAGAAATTGTACCACCAACTGTTAAGTCTTTCTCTACAACTACATCGCCATTGATAGTTGTGGTGCCTGATGTATTACCAATGTCTAATGTAGTAGCAGCAGATGCAAACGTAAGATCAGTTACTCCACTTACTAATAGATTAAATGCAGTTGATGCGGTGGCAATACTTGTAACAAAGATAGGAGACTGTTGGAATACTACGCTACCAGTACCAGTTGTATCTGTAATAAGACCACGCAGTTGTGTGGATGTAGTAGATGAGAATGATGCTAGAGTGTCTGATTTAAAAGCAACTTCTCCACCTAGTCTAAAGTTAACACTGATTTGCTGAGCATTATTATCACTAGTAAATAGAAGATCTTTTTGAAATTCAATTTCCTTAGTATCAGCAATCGTTAGTTTAGAGTTAGCAGATGAAGCAACTTCAACACCATTAATTGTGGTGCATGTTGCGTTGCCTAGAATAGGTGAAGTTAGTGTAGGTGAAGTTAGTGACTTGTTTGTAAGTGTTTGAGATTCTGTTTCTGTGACAAGTCTGTTAGAAATTGAACCATCAAATGATCTCCAGTAACCGCCTGCTTCATACCAAGACAACTGAATGAAAGATGTAACCGATTCTCCAGAATCAGTTGTTCTGTTAACTTGAATGCCTCCATCAGAACCAACAATAGATGCACCTTTTCTCAACTCAATAATATTATCTTCGACTCGTAGTGTTGTGGTGTCTAGAGTAGTCTGCGATCCATTTACAACAAAATCTCCAGTAACAGTAACAGTAGAACCATCGTCAGTTAGGATACTGTTGCCCATCTGAGCATTACCAGAGTCCCACTTAAGTATGGTATTAGCACCAAAGTTATTGTTGTTCTTAAGTTCAAAGTTAGTATTGTTTTTAAGAACACCACCACCTGCAGAGAATGATGCACCAGTATCATCGTTAGTTGATGAAATTTCAATGGTGGTCAGACCTGACGCTGTGCTTTGGGTAATGTTTGTAGCACCTGCAGCTGTAAATTTGAAGTCTCCTGATGATAATGTATTAGTACCAGTAGTAACTTGTGTAACTGTATTAGTATCTGTCGATTCAATTTCAATTGATTGTCCATTTTGAGATACAGTTACATTGCTACCACCAGTAAGTGTAACGTCACCTGAAGTAAGTGAACCAGTATTACCACCTTTTAATCTGGTGATAGTATCCAAAGAACTAATAGTGATTTCTTCTTCACCTGTTCCAACATTTAAAGATTGTGTTAGTGTAGTTGCTCCTGATTGTAGTAGTGTAAACTTACCTGACTTTAGGGTTTGACCAGTACCAGCACGAATTTCTGTGATGGTGTCAACGTTAGACCCTGTAATTGTAATTGTACTACCAGACTGACTGACTGATGCGAAACCAGCAGCATCAATAATAACCTGACCACTCACTGCCGAACCACCAATGGCAGATTCTACTGTTGTAACAGTATCTGTATCAGTGAAACTAGATGCTAGTGTAACAACATCACCCACACGGGCAATGCTCATGTTGGTGCCTGCTTCTAGTGTGATGTCATCGTTGTTGCCACCTGAGTCGGATAGACGGATGATCTTCTGTCCACTGGTGCTACCATCTTGTGCTGAAACGCTGTATGTTGTATCTGTGTTCGGGATCGTGGTGCTCCCTCCAAGAGACACTTGCGTTCCGTTCACAGATATGCTAGAATTAACCAGTGCGGCATTCGGGATTGCCGACAGTATGTTGGTCGCACCTGAAATGGTGCAATCCTGGAAGGTTTTGTTTGTAACTACTTGAGATAGTGTGGTGTATACATCACCTGGATATGCCCATTCAAGGGTCGATCCATTACTTTTCAAGTATTGATCAGATAAACCTGCACTACCAGAAATCGCTACTCCATTTCCAGTTAGGTCTAGGTTATCACCAGCAACCAGTTCTTCGATTTTTCTAGAAGACTCATTGACTATAAGTGGAAAACGATTTGCCATTACTGCACTGCCGTTACGTAGGTTTTACTTCTCTCATTTATTTATAGAGCAGCATATTTATATTATTTGCTGTTCGTGAAAAAATGTTGAGCATTTCTACTCACCCTCAGGGGTTGACAAAACTTCAGAAATGAAGTATTATAAATAAATGAGGCAAGTTAAGGAACCAACACATTTCTTAATGCTTCGCAACACTCCATAAACCGAGACCTATAGGGTGTTTAAACACGTCTCTAATACCTATGACTGAGGGTGTCATAGGAATACTTACCAGTGTTTCCCTGCACTATTTCTAACCCTTTTCAAAACAATGGCTTCAACACTTTCAAGACAACAAACAACCCCATGGCAGAATTTCTGTGAGTGGGTGACATCAACTAACAATCGTCTCTACGTCGGTTGGTTTGGTGTACTGATGATCCCAACTCTGTTGGCGGCAACCATCTGCTTTATCGTTGCTTTCGTAGCAGCACCCCCCGTCGATATTGACGGCATCCGTGAACCCGTCGCTGGTTCACTCATGTATGGTAACAACATCATCTCTGGTGCAGTTGTCCCATCCTCCAACGCAATTGGTCTTCACTTCTACCCCATCTGGGAAGCAGCATCACTCGATGAGTGGCTGTATAACGGTGGTCCTTTCCAACTTGTAGTATTCCACTTCCTCATTGGCATCTATGCATATATGGGACGTGAGTGGGAACTTTCCTACCGTCTAGGTATGCGCCCCTGGATCTGTGTTGCATACTCTGCTCCAGTCGCTGCAGCATCTGCTGTATTCCTGGTCTATCCTTTCGGTCAAGGTTCTTTCTCCGATGCGATGCCTTTGGGTATCAGTGGTACATTTAACTACATGCTTGTCTTCCAAGCAGAGCACAACATTCTCATGCACCCCTTCCACATGCTCGGCGTAGCAGGTGTCTTCGGTGGTTCATTGTTCAGTGCAATGCACGGTTCATTGGTTACTTCCTCACTCGTTCGTGAAACGACTGAAACAGAATCACAGAACTATGGTTATAAGTTCGGACAAGAAGAAGAGACATATAACATCGTTGCAGCACATGGCTACTTCGGTCGTTTGATCTTCCAATATGCTTCATTCAATAACTCCCGCTCCTTGCACTTCTTCCTGGCAGCATGGCCTGTAGTTGGAATCTGGTTTACTGCACTGGGCGTAAGCACCATGGCATTTAACCTCAATGGATTCAACTTCAACCAGTCCATCCTCGACGGACAAGGACGTGTCCTTAACACATGGGCCGACGTGCTCAATCGTGCAGGACTCGGAATGGAAGTCATGCACGAAAGAAATGCACATAACTTCCCGCTTGATCTTGCAGCAGCTGAGTCCACACCTGTGGCCTTGATTGCTCCATCTGTTGGTTGATCACTCAACCTGTGGTATAATTCAGGGGTCATTACGACCCCTATTTTTTTCTTTATTATTGTAAAGTTTTATGTCTAAGGTAAATAAAAAATGACAACAAGTACACTAACAACACCAACGAGGGGGTGGTTCGATGTCCTGGATGACTGGGTTAAACGCGATCGTTTTGTCTTTGTGGGCTGGTCTGGACTCCTACTTCTTCCCACTGCTTATCTGGCCATTGGTGGCTGGCTTACTGGCACGACTTTTGTTACAAGTTGGTACACCCACGGTCTTGCTAGTTCCTATCTTGAGGGTGCTAACTTTCTCACAGCAGCTGTCTCGACGCCTGCTGATGCTATGGGTCATTCTCTTCTTTTACTTTGGGGTCCTGAGTCTCAAGGCGACTTCCAACGCTGGTGCCAACTTGGAGGGCTTTGGTCCTTTGTTGCTCTCCACGGTGCCTTTGCTCTAATTGGATTCATGCTACGTCAGTTTGAACTGGCACGTCTTATTGGTATTCGTCCTTACAATGCTATTGCGTTTTCTGGTCCTATTGCTGTTTTTGTCAGCGTATTCCTTATCTATCCACTGGGTCAATCTTCATGGTTCTTTGCACCTAGTTTCGGGGTAGCAGCAATCTTTAGATTCCTATTGTTCCTGCAAGGTTTCCACAATTGGACGCTTAATCCGTTCCATATGATGGGTGTAGCAGGTATCCTTGGTGGTGCATTGCTCTCAGCAATCCATGGTGTCACAGTTGAAAATACATTATATGAAGATGGAGAACAAGCAAACACCTTTAAGGCATTTGATTCCACTCAAGAAGAAGAGACGTATTCGATGGTTACAGCGAATCGTTTTTGGTCACAAATCTTCGGCATTGCGTTTAGCAATAAGCGTTGGTTGCATTTCTTTATGCTGTTTGTTCCTGTCATGGGTCTCTGGGTCTCAAGTATTGGCATCATTGGGCTTGCTCTTAATCTTCGTGCTTATGATTTTGTAAGTCAGGAGATTAGAGCAGCAGAAGATCCTGAGTTCGAGACGTTCTATACAAAGAACATCCTATTGAACGAAGGACTACGTGCATGGATGGCACCTGCTGATCAACCACATGAAAATTTTATATTTCCAGAGGAAGTATTGCCACGTGGAAATGCACTTTGAATATGTCTTAGCATGGGTTGCACTCATTATTATCTACTTTGTTACTCAAAATCCTGACGATGATGATGATCAAGATGGTGGTATGATGGTCCCATCGTATCAAGGAAACTAACTATGAAGCGATTACTTAAACCTAATCGCTTCACTAAATAAAACAAATCTTAAATTTATTATGTCTTGCAATCTTCGAGTTAAAATGTTAGATGCTCTACTTGCTGATGCCCAAGGTAATATTGCCAAAGCAAAAGCAAACGTAGAAGTATACCTACACAATCCTGTTGGTATTGGTGAGCACCCTGATGTGCTTGCTGCTATTCAAGAGCAGGTAGATATTATTGCTCATGAACAAGAGCGTATTGAAGTTATTCAGAATCACTTTAGTGAACATGAGTAGAGGATGCTGTGGTGCTGGGTGTCGCGACTGCCCGTTCAGACCACCTCCTAAACCGACCACCACTCCTTGACAGGGGTGGTTTTTTATTGTATAATGACTTCATGGCAAATATAGGTATGGACAAAATTGACACCCAAGGCATGAGTCTTCCTGGCAAATCAAAGAAACCAAGTAGATATGATCCTATGCCAGTAAAGCATCGTACAATCTTCACGCCAGAAGAACGCATAGAATTGAAACAAATTATTCATGAAGCACTTGACGAGAGAGAACAAGCATGAAGTTTAAAGCATTAGTATTCATCCGACTACGATCACAGGTAGATGACTCACCAGGTAATGCTGTGAGAGATGGTAGTAGACGATTGTCTGAGTTGGACATCAAGAAACTTAGACTTGGTAAGGTCATTGATATTTGGTTGGAAGCAGAGAGCAGAGAGTATGCCGAGAAAGAAATTGAAATGCTTTCTGATCGTTTCTATGCCAATACAGTCATGGAAGACTGGGACTATGAATTGACTGAGATTGAAACTTTTCCACCAGGTATTGAATAATGGAATTTAACACACCAGGATCCAATAAGAGTTGGATGGACGATGGATTCAAGAAGTATGCTGCTGAATGGCAACTCAATAATATTGAGAAACTATTGGATGCTAAGGTAGAACGCTGCCATGTATACAACAGTGACGACCGAGATGTAGTATATAATCAAATTACTATTACATACAAAATGGAGGATGATTAATGGAAATAATTGTAGAGGGTAAGGTCAAGACTGTTTACCAAGGTGATGATGCTGATCGTGTCATCATTGAGTATCACGATAAAGTGACAGCAGGCAACGGTGAGATGGTTGATCATCCATTGGGTAAAGGATCTCTATGTTGTACTATCTCATCTGTTATCTTTGAGAAACTTGCCAAGGAACATGTTCCTAATCACTACATCAATATGGTTGGTGCTAACAAGATGATTTGCAAGAAAGTAGACATCGTTCCTCTGGAAGTTATCTGTCGTAATCGTGCTGCTGGATCTATTGTTCGTGAGACAACGCTACAAGAAGGTTATTCTCTACCACATCCTATTGTTGAGTTCTTTCTTAAAGATGATAGCAAGCATGACCCTTTACTAACTAAAGATCGTGTGCGTCTGATGGGATATGATCCTGAACCTTTTATTGACTTGACTCTACGTATCAATGACATCCTCCGTTCATTGTTCTACATCTTAGGTATTGATCTGGTTGACTTTAAAGTTGAGTACGGATACACTGCTCATGGTGAGTTGCTACTTGCTGATGAGATCAGTCCTGATAGTATGAGACTATGGAAGATTGGTAGCGATGAACGATTCGATAAGGATCTATTCAGAAACGATGAAGGTGATATTGTCCCTGCTTATCGTCAAATCCTTGATAAACTGCAACCACTTGCAATCCAATGAAACATCACATCCCCGATGAGATTAGAAAACTTGGTTTCGATTGCTTTAGAAGTTTGAATGCTGCTGAGAGAGCAGTTGTTCTTCTTGGTGAAGATGAGTATCGTAAGTCATTAGACCTTGATAACGATGATGCTCCCTGTTGGAAGATACCCAGTGGAGAGTCAACTACCTTTGTTGGTTGGAACCCCATGTGTATCCCTACAATGGATTACATCGTATGGAAACTAAAACGTCGTGAACAAATTGCTAAAGGTGAAATCATTGGATAAGTTATCTAAAGATGAGATGAGATCTAAGATCAAAGAATTCTCTACACTTCTTAAAAGTCAAAGAGAACACTGGGATAAGGAAGACAAGATTGGATTCACCTATTCTTGTGACCTTATCTCACAATCACTTATTACATTATACATTCGCTTAGGAAGAGACTAATGGCACTATCTGACTCAGTTCAAAACTCACTTGATGGTGCAGAATCATCACTACGCAATGCCCTGGCATTTGCTGCCAGACAAGAACGTCCCATTGTTTGTACCCAAATTTCCAAGATGATTTCTGACATTGAGAGTATCGGAACAATGGACGAACTTCTTGACACACTTACAGACCTTTCTGATAAAAATAAGTAATGGATTACAAAACTTCTGGCGTTGACATTATCAAAGGACGTTCCTTTGTAGAGTATATCAAAGCACTAGCACCTAGTGTTGGTGGGTTCAATGGAATGATGGAGCTCCCATCAGGATATGAGAAACCTGTGTTGGTATCTGGTGCTGATGGGGTTGGAACTAAGATTAATATCTGTAGAATTGCTAACGATTACAGCACTATTGGTATCGATCTGGTTGCTATGTGTGTCAATGACGTTATATGTTCTGGCGCTAAACCATTATATTTTCTAGACTATATCTCTACCAAATCACTCGATGCTAACGTGAGTGAAATCGTACATGGAGTTGCTACTGCTTGTGCTATGGCAGGAATGGAACTCCTAGGTGGAGAAACAGCAGAACATTACAGAGCAACTGACTATGACCTTGCTGGTTTCTGTACTGGTGTTGTAGAGAAGTTTGAGATTGTTGACGGTAGTAACATCAGACCTGGTGATGTAGTAATTGGTATTGAGAGTAGTGGTCTTCATAGTAATGGATACACACTGGTCAATGATATGTTGTGGAGAAATTACATCTACTATAAGGAGATGCCTGAGTTGCTAACACCAACCACCATCTATGCCCGTCTCATTCAGCACCTGTTAGATGAAGTTCCTATCCTAGGCATGGCACACATCACTGGTGGAGGACTGCCTGAGAACCTTCCACGATGCCTTCCAGCAGGTCTTACGGTTGATGTTGATTACAATGCTTGGGAACGACCTGAGTTGTTTAATAAGATTCAGGAAGCAGGAGACATTACTGAGGATGAAATGCGTAATGTATTCAATCTTGGTATTGGATTCTGTTTGGTGGTGCCAAAAGAAGTAGTAGAAGACACTCAAACTTTTATTGCTGCCACAGGTCTGGAATCATGGGTTATTGGTACAGTTAAGTGATCTTGTGGTATGATGACACACTTTCTTATGAAAGTGAAATGTTTGATAGACTCAAATGTTTTGTAAAAGAAAACACAAATAAGCAAGGATCTAAATACTACAGTAATTACAATACGGACAGTGAAAAACTTAGTAATATTCCTGTCCTAGGCGATTACCTCATCGATTTTTATACTGAAAATATAAAAATAATGATGAAAGACCTTGGTGTTTTTGGTCATTTTGTTTATGATATAGAATACTGGACCCAAATGTATTACCTAGGTAGTACATCTCACACACCTCATTCGCATTTTGGTGATGGAGCACAAGTTTCATGGGTTCATATCATAGATGCTCCAGAAGATCAAGATTGTTTTCACTTCATTGATTCTAAATGTAATAAGTTTTACCCGAAGAATCAAAGATCAAATACACTATTTGCATTTCCTTCTTGGGCAATTCATAGTGTTGATAGTTTGAAAGTAGATCATGATCGTATAATTGTCGCAGGTAACGTTAATTTTAAAACTCAATTATGAATATTGTAATCTATACCAGATCAGGATGTAAGTATTGTAGTCAGGTGAAGGAACTCATGGCTCGCTCCCAGTTTGAGTATGAAGAAAGATTCATCTCGACCCCAGAGCAACGACAGGAATTCTTAACAGAACATGCTGGCGCAAAGACCTATCCGTATGTTATAATTGATGGGAAACCCATTGGAGGTCTGGTAGAAACCGCTAAATTATTTGTGGAAAACAAATGGATAAAAGCACAGAACCAGCAATAAATAAAGGCATAGAGCTTATGCTCAGGAGAGAGCAACCCGAAACACCTAAAAAAAATGGTGTTGTCCTTGACCATTCATTCACTCTCCTTGGTAACACAATTCAATTCAAGTTTGAATTTACTTGGGGACAATCACGCAAGTAGTTGGAGCACAAGCAATGCAAGTATCCGTAATTCTTTTTTTCTCGGCGGTCTTTGGTTTACTATCAATAATTATTGGATTTATTTCTGGGTGGTATGTTAACGATGTAGTTTATGCATTAAGAAGTCAGGATCAAGGTTACACACAGCATCCAGAAATGTATGATGATAATGGTGTGTGGATTAATGAAGAACTCTATTCAGTAAAATTTGTAAAGGAGGACGAAGAGGAGGATGATAATCATTGATATGAATCAGGTTATGATAAGTAACCTGATGGCTCAATTGAAACATGATCAGTTGAATGGTAATCTAGTACGCCATATGGTTCTCAATTCACTGAGATCATATGAGCGTCAATATGGTCAGAAGTACGGCGAGATGGTTCTTGCCTACGACTCTAAAAAGTATTGGAGAAAAGAATATTTTCCATACTATAAACAAAATAGAAAGAAAGATCGCGAACGTTCTGGTCATGATTGGTCAGCAATTTTCGATCTACTCAATGCTATTCGAGATGAGATTCGTGAATTCTTTCCATACAAAGTAGTAGAAGTTCTTGGCGCAGAGGCAGATGATGTTATCTCTACCCTGTGTAAAAACAAAGGTCCGAAAGAACTTATACTGATTCTATCTGGCGACAAAGACTTTATTCAATTGCAAAAGTATTCAGGAGTGTATCAATACAATCCTATTACTAAGAAAAGCATTGCATATAATGATCCCCATACATTCATTAAAGAACATGTAATCAAGGGTGATAAGTCTGATGGGATTCCAAACTTCCTTTCACCTGATGACTGCTTTGTCTCAGGTTTGAGGCAAAGACCTATCAGTCAAAAAAACTTATCCAAGTGGGTTGATCAAGAACCAGATGCCTTTTGTGCTAACGAAACTCAGTTAGCAAACTACCATCGCAATCGTGTCCTAATTGATTTCGATTACGTACCTAAGGAGATTGAACAGAAGATCATGGATCAGTTTCAGTCCCTAAATACTAGTGGGAAAAAAGTTCCATTGGAATACTTCCAAAAATATCAATTGAATGATATGATGGCGGAGTATTTTTTTCGTAGTTCTACAACATTCAAAAAATGAAACTATTAATTTCAGAAGTGCTCCAGAAAGTGAGCAATGCAAAAACCAAACCTCAAAAAGTTAAGATCCTTACGGAGCATAATACACCAGCATTGAGAGCAATTCTTATTGCAAACTATGACGAAAGTATTATCTCTATGCTTCCTGAAGGTGTGGTTCCATTTGAAGCAAACGATGCACCTAAAGGTACAGATCATACTGTACTAGAGAAAGAGTACCGTCGCTTGTATCTGTTCTTCCAAGGTGGTTCAAATTCTTTGAAGCAATCTCAACGTGAGAACCTATTCATTCAGATGCTTGAAGGTCTGTGTGAAGAAGAAGCAAACCTGCTTATTCTTGTTAAGGATAAAGCATTGCAGAAAAAATATAAGGTTACTCGCGCTTGTGTAGAGCAAGCATTTCCAAGTATTGTTTGGGGAAATAGATCTAAATGAAATTAAAAATCACAATCCTGAATGAAGATTGTGATCCTAAGTTAGGTGATGATAGAACACTTCCCTATACTACATACCTAGTATATTATAATCTAGATGGTCAATTAAAAACTGATCTTGTAATGTGTAAAAAAGAAGTGGATATTTTTGACCACTACTGGGATCAATATCATAAAGACTTTGTAAAGTTCGTGAAGACTGAAGGTAGAGCCAATCCTAGACTATGGGTAAACCCTAATCCTGTTAAGACATGACGATTACTACAAGAATTAGTAGCAAAATGAATACATTTTGTATTCAGTACTGGCCCTTTGGTAGTACAGAACAACCCAAAGTGATGCGTAGAATTAATAAGAATGGAATAGTTATTTCTACCAAAAAGTTTTCCGAAGTGTTTATGTATACTTCATTGCAAGACACTTGGGAAGACTGTCAGTGGTTGATGGAAAATGGTTTTGATATTAAAGTACGTAAGTGTAACCTAGGAAGAAACGATAAGTTCTGGTTAATTTAATGGGTGATCATTATCTATTGAACTTATTTGACTGCGATCCAGACATACTTAATGATGAAGAATTCATTAAAAGATTGTTGGATGATGCAGCATACTGTGCAAAGATGACAGTGTTGAATATAACTTCTTATAAATTTTATCCCCAAGGTGTAACTGCTATTGCTTTACTTTCTGAAAGTCATATGAGTATTCATACATGGCCAGAGACAGGTAAAGCAGCAGTGGATGTGTATACATGTG